GGTTTTGGGTTGACGACAATTTGTATAATTTTAGGGTATTTGCAGGTGTAGGAGGTTGGATGCGTGATGAATCTTTGCTCTCGGAATACTATCCGGGAATCGCTATTGTGTCGCCGGGGCTGGCTGATGAAGTCATCACCCGGTCGGGTGGGATATGCGAACTTTGCGGGATGCGATTCGCAACGGAGATTCATCACATAGCCGGGAGACGCAGAAAAGCACATGCAAAGAATCTGCTCCACCTGTGCGAAGACTGCCACAAGCCGCCGCACGGGGTGCATGGAGACGCGGAGTTGAACGGCTCTGTAATGAAGAAGTATCAGGAATGGTGCCTTGGTAATGGCTACACAGAAGAAGAAACCAGATTTTTACTCGGCACTAAGAGCGGGAAGTTGTACATATGAAAGAAGCAAAAAAACGTAAAGTTGGGGCACCCCGAAAGTTCGAGACCCCGGAAGAGCTTGCAGCAGCGATAGATGACTATTTCCAGAATGGGATAAGTAAGCGACAAGTGGTGGTAGGGAAAGGGGAATCTGCAAAGACTATAGAGGTAGAGATTCCGACTGTTACCGGATTGTGCATACACTGCGGATTTGCAAGCAGGCAAAGCCTTTATGATTATGCAAAAAAAGACGGTTTTGCTTACATTATAAAAAGAGCGCAGCTTTTTATCGAAAATGAATACGAAGAATTGCTACAGCACGGCAACGTCACAGGTGCTATTTTTGTGCTGAAAAACATGGGATGGATCGACAAGCAGACGATAGACAACAATGTAACAGTAGACAAGTCCGTAGAAGAACGTGCAAAAACGCTTGTGGATGAGGCACTTGGGCGCACAAATGGATAGTGTATTTATACTACCAGAACCGAGATCGTTCGTTAGAAGCGATATTTCGACGCCTAATAATCTGAGTGAGGTAGACTCAGATATGCTATTTTGCCGAAAATGGGGATTTTGTAAACACCATAGTTTGCAAGAGGTTACACTGGTAAAATGAGAAAAGAGGCACTTTTCAGGCTCGAAGAGCAACCTGTAAAAATAATCCGCAAGCTGGCAGAGATCGACAAAGCCAAGGCGGTAGAATTTGCCAAAATGGTAGCAGCTGAGCCCTTGAAATACTGGTGCCCGAACCTCGTACAGGAGCAGATGATTGCAGAAACGGTTGCAGCGCAGCAGGAAAGTCCTGTGTCTACAGTACTGTTTACATGCGGCAACGGCGTAGGTAAGACAACGGCGGTGGTGAATATCATCTGCAACCTGATATATGGGCCGCAGAACGGGTGGTTTGATTATCCGCTGTTCAGGAACTGGCCATATCCGAAGCACATTACCCTTGTTACCACACCGGGGAACATATCGGACAACTACTTTTCAGAGTCATCGGGTGCACCATCATTTCAGAATTTTTTGGCCGGTAGGGACGTAACCTACAGCAAAGATGGCAAAAATCACATCTCTAAGGTTAAGTTCGGTGGTACTCCGTGGAGCCTGCGAACGATGACGTACAATCAGGACAAATCTGAGATGGAATCCTTCACGACCGGTGTTTTTGTGTTCGACGAGCCACCACCAGCGCACTTCTGGGAAGCTGTCCCGGCACGGACAAGAAAGGGCGCCATTATCCTAATGCCAATGACCCCGCTGGACTGCGACCCATACGTGCAGGACGAGATTATAGACAAGGCAGACGCTAAGGTGCCGGGATATAGGCACATAACAGCATCGGCAACACAGGTATTAGACGACCAGCCACGGGGACATTACCCAAAAGCAGTATTCGAGGCACAGCGGGAACGGTACAGCGATGAAGAGGCAGAGGCCCGTGTGGACGGGAAGCTCATGTATTTCTCGGAACGGATTATTCAGGTTGATGAGAGCGTACATCGAGTTGACCCGGAAGACTACCCGCTAAAACCTAACTACCTTTATTATCACGTCTTTGACCCCGGAGATGGTAAGCCTAATGCAGAGCTGTGGGGTGCTATTACACCAGAAGGGCGAAAGATTGTCTTTGCAGAGGCCCCCCTGGATCAGTCGAAAGACTTCTGGGATATGAAAGGTGGAACGACCGTGAAAGACCACATCCAGCAGTGCCTATTCAGGGAAAAGGGGTTTGAGAAGCGGTACGGCTTTAAGATGAACTTTACCCGCATTGTTGATTACCACTTTGCGAACCAGACCCGGGGTGGGCTGAAAACGAATCTTTGGGCTGATTATGCAAGAGAAGCTAAGAAGCTTGGGGTCTCCTTCCATCTTAACCCTTCATACAGCACTACCGGGACAGGTGAAACGGAATTGATATTCGGTCACAAGCACCTGAGAAACAGCCTTCAATACCTTTCGGATGGGAAGCCGGGCTTTGTCTTTTACCGGGAATGTTATCACTGCTGGAGAGGGATTACACACTATGTGCGGAAACGAGCCAAGACAGAGGCTGAAATGATGCAACCAGCAACCACCAGAAAGATCGTGCAAAAGTATAAGGACATGGTGGATGTAATGCGGTACTTCGATTGCCATGAGGCTTATTTCCCCAAGAAAAGAGATAAGAGCAGCCGCAGAACAACCAGCAACGGAGTTTATAACACGATATGACGGAAATACGATTTAACAACTTACTCGAAAGGGTAAACAATGTTCTACCGTACAGCTTGCAGATAATGTACGATAACTCGACGCTGACCTTGTATTCTGTCAGTACAGATGAATATGATATGCAGATATTAACCAGACAGCTCGACTATGGAACCGGTAGCATGGAAGAGTTTATACCGTTTTTAGCTGGTATGTTAGACAGGAGTAGATGTGGAATATAAGCGTTATTTAGAAGATCAACAAGAGTTTAAGATAGTAGATATTATACAAGACCTGCGAGAAGATCAGAGTGAGCGGCAGGATTGGGATGTACAGGCAACAGACGGGTGGCGTATACGCAACAACCAGCTCCCAACCACAGAATCTATCGATAACCTGAAGAATTTCAAGGGTAAATGGTTTGTAGATAACTGGGTTAAAAAGTCATTCCAGTGGTTGCGTTCCTACTTCACAGGTGCCGACCTGTTTGCAGACGTGAAGTCTTACGACGGGATTATAGAGCCAAACATGGAATTGCTGGAGAATGAAGTTAACTTCTCAATGACTCTAACCAATATCCAAAATATTGCAGCTGAAGCAGTTGAAGATAAGAACTACGTCGGTTATGGTGTTGTTCGTAGCTATTTCGATCCGCGCAGGATTAATGCTTTCTGGAAAACAGGGACGCCAATGCTGGAGCATATAGACGCGCGCAATGTATGGTTTAAGAAATATGGAGACAGAATAGCCAGAATATTCCATGCAGAGGCTGTAGACACAGAAAAGCTAAGAGAGCAGGTGCGGCAATACGACCCAGACTTGGCTGACACAATTAAGGAAGATGAAGGTTCAGACGGTCATGTAAAGTTCCCAAACGTGAAGGGAAGAACAATTGTCTATACCGGGGTTTATTGCAAGACAATACGCACACAAAAGCGTGAGTTCATCTATGAGTTTACCGACTATGAAACCGGTGAGCAGAAGGAAGAAAACTGGCTGGAGTTTGAGGAAGAGTGGCAGGAGATGAAAGGGGAAGATCTCCCGGAAGGTGTTTATGTGGCAGACAGCCCCATTGATGTTGATATAGATTGCTATTTTCAGGTTATGTTCATCCCTTCTCAGGCAATATTGATCAAGCAGCCAATAGTACAGGATGGGAAAACCGTCTGGAAAGAGGCTATCAATATAGGCGAGTATTGCAACTATCACTTTCTGCTTGGAAGCAAACAGAATGAAAGCAACTATCCCTACGGTGATGCCTATGACATGAAGGACATACTTGACCTATCGGTTGTGTTTATGAGTTCCTTGGCCAAACAGATCGGCAATATGAACAGGCCACAGCCCCAGATATTTGAGGATGCAATCGTAAATCTCAATGAGTTTATGAATGCGCACTGGAAATCTGATTTTACAACGATACTTGACCCTGAGTTTTTCCGGGAAAATCCTAACATCTCCCCCGATATGGCTGTGAACTATAAGCAGACACCAATCAATGACCGACTTTTCCTTGTGATGCAGAACTACATTACAGAGGCCATTAAATCATCTACTGGTGCGATTGATAGTGCAAGGGGTGAGCAACAATACAGTGGCCAATCAGGAGTGCTGGCAAATCAGCTGCAAATGGCAAGTCAAACATATTTGAAGTCAGACGAGAACCTTTACCGTGCATTCATTGATAGCATTTTGAACTGGCTAATGCACACTATAGTGGAATATCGTCAATTTGCACACACCGTAAAGGGGTTGGATGCAAACGGGATGCCAACAGCAAGAGACGTAAACACTACGCTATACAACACCCTGAAAGACGATGACTATTTTGTAGAGGCAAACATGCAGCCGAACCCAGAGCAGCAGAAGCAGATTGAGCGTCAACAGGTGATGGAGTTGCTCGCTGCTGGTAAATTCCCACTTCGTGCAGCATTGCAGGTGATGGACATATCGACAATTAACGTAGATCGCGTAATGGAAGAACTCGACCGTGAGCGCGGTGTAGATCAGATTGTAGCACTTATGGAAGAGTATCCAGAACTGCCACAGATAATCCAGCAGTATGTGCAAACGCAGCAAGGAGGCCAAGGTGCAGTATAACATCGTATTTGAAGAGCATGAGCACAACGATAGTGTTGTAGGTACTGTAGAAGTACCAGAATATATAACAACATGGGGCAATGAAGAATCATCCCCGAAGGAGACAAAATGAGTGATAAGGTAAATGATGCTGGCAACATTACCAGCGACAATGTACAAACCGCACAAGTTGACGGTTATGAAGTAAGCGTGAAGCAGCTTGAAGATGGCAGCCATGAGATTGTAGTGCCAGATGATGCACCTGATACAGATGAATTTGTTGAGAAGGTGAAAAAGGCACAGTCTGTTATGGGAATCATCAACAAGAAGGGCTTCGACGTGAATCGAAAGCGAGAGGATTTGGAAAAGAAAGAGGCGGAGCTGTTAAAGCGCGAACGGGAGCTACAGTTAAAGGCAATTCCAAAGGAATCCTTACCAGAACTAACTGAGCTGGTTTATCAGGAGCTTGGCATTAAAACGGAAGATGAGCTTGATGATGTTACACAGGCTGAGTTGTTAAAGGCTCAGACGAAAGCACTCAAGACGTTGGATGAAATGCGTAAAAAGAGCACTGATAACCAAGGGCTAATCCAGTCATTCATCAACGATGGCGGTGACTACAATGGATTGGTAGAGTTCGCAGCTATGCTCAATGCCCCTATTTCCAAGGCTCTCATTAACCAATACACTAAAACAAACGGGACGAAGAGAAAGTTTTCCACAGAAGAGCTATCCAAGATTCAGGGTCAGGCGATCAGTGTTGTTCGGCGTGGCGGAGCTGCACCGGGGACAAAGATGAGCAAAGCTGAACGGATATTTAATGCAGGTGGAGGCCCTCGTCTCTAATAGGGAGCTGAAATGGCTTATGATCCGACAATAAATAGTGGTGCTCGTGGCACCGCTCAAGAAAACTTGCTGAATGGGATTAATTCCCGCCGCGGGTTTAGTGTTGACTACAAGATTGCTGAGCTGGAACCAAACGAAACACAGTTTGTGTCCACGCTTTTGGCGTTAAAACGGAAACCAGTTAATGACCCAGATCACAAATATCTGGAACATCGCCAAGCGTGGCTTGACAATCGTAAGGTTTATTCCACAACGACAGTTGCATGTTCTGCAACATACGCAGGTAAGGCATTTACATCATGGACAATTGACGATGGTGACGGTGCTGCACCAGATTACTTTACCAAAAGTGCAGAAGAACCTTACGTGCTTCAAGTTGTAGATACAGACGACACATCGAAATACTGTAACTTCCTTGTGACGGCGGTAACTGATACTGGTGAAACTACCGCGACCATTTCTGTTGTACAGCTTACAGACAAACCGGGGTTTAACGTCGCAGACAATGATCCTATTTATATCATCGGTACAGCGTTTGATGAAGGTGGTAACAAGACTACCGCATACAGTGACATTGTTTCTGTTAAGTGGGCTTCTTGCCAGATTTTCAAGACTTCGGTTAAAGCGTCTCGTACTACAATGAAAACATGGACTGCCGGTGGTGATGAGTGGGATCGTTTGCAGCGTGAAGCATTAAAAACCCATAAGGTAGACATGGAGCGAAGCTTCCTGTTTGGCTCTCGCGTTATCGGTAATGCCACAACAGCTGCTGCAAGTACGGCAAACGACCCATTTGGGGCACCTGTAGCTACTCAGCTTGGTGGCACACCCACTAAACCAGTGCGCACATCAATCTCCATCCAGCAGGCTGCACGTTGGGCCGATGAAGTTGGCATGGGTGGATGTCGCCTATTCAATAATACTGAAGCAGACTACAAATACGCAAACTTCCTTGATGACATGGAAGAGCTGTTTGAGTTTGGCAGTGACAGCCGCTACTTCTTTGGTGGTCAGGGTGTCCTCACTATCCTTACCAAAATGGCACTTGACACAAGCACAAACCTTACATCCGAGCAGGGTGTAAACGAGGCTGGTGTTAAGTATACCAAGTTCATGACACCTCACGGTGATCTGAAATTCGTTCGCCACAAATTATTCCGTGGCGTTTATGCAAAGAAAGCCTTTGCAGTTGATATGAACAACATCGATCTGATGGTGTTTGATGGTACGTTTGTACGTGAAGACGTTCAGACACCGGGCTATGATGGTCAGGAAAATGAGATCATTTCCGATATGGGCTTGATTATCAACCTTCCAGAAGCTACCGTAGCTGAGTTCAACTGGCAGTAGGGGGTGAATGATGAAATCACTAAATGGCTATAAGGTTCTTATTTATTCCGGCCTTGCTCTCCCAGACAGTGCTGGAGATAATGTAACATCTGTTTCAACACCAGCAATAAACGATGATTTGTCTAACAAAAAGTTTATTGTTCAGGCTGAAATCACAGAGGCTTGTGCTGGTAATGGTGGTCTTGACATTGCAATTCAAGGCTCTTTTGATGGTGATAATTGGGTTGACCTTGATGCTTCTGTTGGGCTTGCTGTTGATACTACTGGGCTTAATACTGGGATTGCTGTTGCTGATCTTAGTAATCTCTATGCTCCAATGTATCGCCTTAAAGCATATACTAACGGAACAGATACACAAGACGCAGCGGCATTAACACTGTCTCTTGCGTATAAACCTGTATAACAACAACGGGGCGGTTCGCCGCCCCTTATTCTGGAGGCATTAGATATGGCTAAATTTATTTCAAAACGTGCGAACGTAAACTTTGAGGGGTGTGCATTTAGAATGTACACGTATAGCACCGAAGAGCCCGAGCGGATACAACGGTTGCGCCGGTCTTATTGGTATGACAAAGATTTTATTGAGCTGCGCGATGGTGAGGAAGTGGAAAGCACCAATGGTGAAGATGTACTGTCAAGCCTGACAACCGAAGAGATAGAACGCATTCTGCGAGAAAGACGAGCTTCTGTTGATTATAGTGAGTGGAAATATCAAGACCTCTATAATGAAGCAAAAAAGCGCGGTGAATCGTTCTCAAAGCGTCCAACAAAAGATGAGTTAATAGGAATCTTGAATGGATAGAAGAAGTGTAAACCAGAAGCGACGCACTGGGAAGTTGCCCGGCGTGTTCCCACCTGCACCACATACACACAGGGTGTTTTATAATGATTTTGAGATTGACGGCAACCTTACGGTTTCTGGTGACGTTAGCGTTTCTGGGTCGGTCACTTCGGATTTTAGCAAGATTATATGTTATGAAAATAAAGTTGTTTGTTACGAGAACAACGTTGTTTCATTGGTGTGATGAATGGATTTAAAGACTGTCGGGATTACACTTTTATCAAGCACTGACCTGGTAGATATGCAGACTGTTGGGAAAACAGATTTATACACAGTTCCAGCAGGTTATACCGCATACATAACGCATGTTATCATTCGCAATCCTTCAGCATCAATGGCTGGTGGTACCGATTATGATTTTGGTGTTGGGGCAACCGCTACTGGATGGAGGCAAACGGTTGGTCTTAATACAATTACATCTACGGCAGATTATCGCGTTATCGATACAAACAATGTAGAAAGGACTGAATGCGCAGCGGGTTCTGTTTTTGGTATTTATGTTAATACGGGCACAACCGCTGCCTGTACCGCAACGATAGACGTGTTTGGCTATCTTGCGTAGGAGATTATATGGCAACGACGAGAAAATTATCTGAAATAGTAACCGAGATTTGCACAAGATTAAATGATCCTGATTTGGTTAAATATGCTAATTCATCAACCTATATAGGCCGGGCATCTGCATACTTCTTTCTTGTTATACGGGAAATGCTTGATAACCCCCGGCGATACGGGCTAAAGGAAATTGATTATCGCGGTGCTATTCAACGCGAGGAGGTCGCTATCGGGGATGCCTCCACCGAGAACGGCCTCACCCTTTTCTCGTCTTTGTCTGGAAATCCTGAAATTGTGCTTGATGTTTACACAAATCCAGATAGCTCAAACACACAATTGCCGTACAATATTGTTACAATAAATGAGGAATATCCATCATTTGCTGTAAACGTTGAGAGTAAAAACCTAAACTTTTACACACCAAAGGTTGATGTTTATACGGATCGTGGCTGGTATCTTGTTGAAACTGGTATCCAGTTATATCCAAAAGAGGGGACAGGCACACAAAGCTATTATTTCACCGTTAAATATATCGACGAACTTGATTTTGGAAGCTACGATAAAGATACAGAGTTTTATATTGGTGAAGATGGGCTTTTCTCACTGCGGTTTATAGATAAGGCAATCGATTTAACCGTTGCACGGCTTTTACAGGAACGCAATATATGAAACGTGTAGTATTGCCATTTACCGGAAGCATGAACGATGTTGTTGACAGCTCTGCGCTTAAAAATGATGCTCTCAATGATATTGTTAACTATGAACATAAAGACCCCGGTAAAATAACCAAGCGAGTATCGGTCGCTACGTATAACGCGACATTTAACTCTATAATTTTTGCGACATTTGATGAGGTTATTTATCAGCCTGACGAACCATTCTACCCAACGCGTCTCCCATCGGACGCCTATTCAGATGTGCTATTCCCTGTGTTTGGTGTAGATGCTGACGGTTATTACAGGCTTTGTCTGTTTTATCAATATGGTGCGTCTTCTTGGACGTATGAGGACATAGTAATAGATGGTGTTACTTACAACGATGATTCCGTTCTGCGCATTTCATATACCGGTAACAAAATGAACATAGCTGATGGTGTAAACAAGTCTCATTTTGTTACAATAAACAAGGATAATGAGTTTGTTTATGCAATAAATGAGATTCCAAGGCCACTGAATAAACCAAAGGGCGTTGACACCACAGAATACAACCCGTCCATCTTCCAAGAAAATCTTGAAACCGGCAACTACATAAATTACTGCGGCGTGTATCGCTACTGGTACACATTTGTCACAGAAGATGGAGACGAAAGCAACCCATCACCGGCATCCAACTGGATAGATATGCAGTTCTTTAAAATTGATGATGATGGTGTTGACGAGAGACAGGTTAAATCGGTAACAATATCAAACCTTAAAATTACGGATAATGCCGAAGCGATTAAAGATGAGATTAAGTATTTTAGGATTTATCGTGAAGAGCTTCAATATACAAACGGAATTGAGACTCGGACTCCTTTGTTTATTAAAGAGATAGAGATTTCAGACAAGGACGGCGACAACCAGTTCACCGACACTATTGCCATTCTTGCCGACAGTATCACCACTGATATTAATTATGAAAACGACTCTTCGCCGGTTGGCGTTGATGTTTGTAACGTTGGTGGAGTAACCGTTCTTGGTGGGATTAAAAAACGTATAGAGTTCCCATTTGCATTTGATAACTACCGCGAAGTTAAGATAACCAACAATAACGCAAAGAGCTTTGTTGATGGTGTTGTCCGCATTAAATTCGACGATATTGACGACTTTGGTGTTGACCCTGAAGTGCCAGACTGGGATTATTTGATGGCGAATAAAGATAAAGTGCGGATGTTCGACAATGACCTGACAACCCCACTCCCTGTTGTATATGAGGTTGACAGCGGCCTTGATACAACTGGATATGTAGACGGAGTAACTGATGGTGATTTTTCTTCTGCACTCAATTGGACTACTGGTAGTAACTGGGTGATTTCTGGTGGTAGTGCCTCAAATACTGGAGCTACAGAAGATACTCTTTCACAAGATGGAGTTATGGTTGATAAGGGGGCTAATTCTTATCATATTGTCTCTGCCGATTTCCAAATATCATCTGGCGGAGACACCGACGGGCTAACTATCCAAGATTATAAGCTGCATTATGGTAGTGGTTCGGGCCGCAGGAATGAGATATTTATTGTTGGCGGGAACGGGGCAGACGAAAAATTAAGCATCACAAAGTCTGCCGGGGCAAGTATACCGTATCTTGACAACGTAAAGGCTTACAGCGATAGTGGAAGCCCGTTTACTCAAAACCTAACAGACCCGGAAATGGAGAATCCTTCAGAATGGGCCATTGAAACCGGGTCAAGTTGGGTGCATAATACCGGATATTGGAGAAACGAGGAAACTACTGAAAAAAGCAGTCTAACAGGAGCCACAACAACGCCAATTGTGGCAGGGACTAAATATCTTGTGACAATGTATTGCAACATTAAGAACGCCTCACCCGGTGATGAGTTGTTTTACGTTTCACTTGGTACAACCTATGGACAAAATGGTTTTAGCATAACTGGAAATGGTCAACAATATATCACCCGTGTGGTTGAAGCTGGTAGCGGTGATTGCTGTAAAATATGGAAAACAGACGATGGGACTGGTGATTTTTATTATGTTCGTGTTGTTGAAATTGATTATACAGTAAACAGCATAACAACGTATGTCAAATTGCCAGAAATACCAATATCTGACAGCAAGACCATATATCAGACTTGGTGCAATAATGGCGGTGCAGAAGGTGTAAACAAAGCGGAATGGCGTGTTGCTGCCTATGGACAGTTTGTTGATTACAGCAATGCAATAGATTGGGCTTCACAAGAAACCTTTAAGAATGTATCCGTTGAAACAAACAACACAAAAGTATGCGCACCGCTTCAAATTACCGATGAGGTGTTTAACCGTGCAAACGCAAACATGAACGGTGAGATTGTTGGTAACTGCTCATTTTATACAAATAAAATCTGTTTACTCCCTGCTCTTGGTGTTGATTTAACAACATCAACAAAAAGCATAAGAATAAGCAGCGCAGTATCACCACCAACTGGTGTTGAGTTTAACTTCCCAGTGGAGCTTGACATCCCCGATCGTGGTATTTTTGCTGCTGGATTTGTGAGTATAGACGGGACATATTTAACGGTAGACTCTGCGATAATAGACTTTGAGTTTGAACGCGAGGGGACACAGCATAACAGACTTTATATTGACTCCTCAGGTAACTGGAAGTGGACGGGGCAAGGAACAACATATACATTTTCAAATATTACAGCGGCAAGCACAGCCGCAGTGAAAGATTATTTCGTCTGCATATCTTGGGCCGAAGACGATAAAATAAGTCTGTTTGTATACAACCTTACTGACGATGACTTTAGTTATGAGGAAAAAACTGGCAGTGAAAGCTATGCAAGATACCAGAACTTGAATATTATATGCCTTGGGTCAAGCAAGGATTCGTTTTATCCGGTACGTAATTCATATTTTGCAAACTGGATAGTTGATACGAGCTTTTATCTTTCTGCTTCTGATGAAGCAAACATAAACGCAGTGCAGAACATGGCAAACAGAATGCCATGCACAAACGATGCCGTTATTGGATACGATTGGGTTAACGACACGGAAAATACAAACATCGTAATTGGCGATATTGAGAGTGCTGAATATGAAGATTATCTTGATTGGGTAGCGTATTCAAAAGTGAACGGTCTTTCTTTCCCCGATAAATACATCAAAAAAGCCGCTGGTGAGGTTTTAAGGATAGTGCCGGTGCCGTCATACCTTAGGAACAGAACGTCGTTCTCAAACTCAATTGTCGCGTTTTACAGGAATGGATTTAACGTATTCCCGTTAGAGGGCGACCCGTCCACGTGGAATGATTCTGCGGAGAACCTGATACCAGAGCGAAAGCGTGATGGTTTGGCTGCACTTAATTCTGTTGTTGTCACACCGTATGGGTTATTCTGGAGATCAGAGGCTGGTGTGATGATGTGGAATGCGTCACAGTACTCAAACGTATCGCTGAACAGGATAGATATTCCAATAAAAGATAGCATGGTGGGTATTTATATTCCGCTTGCGCAACAATATATCCTTCACGATAATGATGCAAGCTCAGAAACACTCGAAATATCAATAGCCGATGATAGAATTACACGAACAATCGGAAGCTGGGACACAGACACATACAAGGTTGGAGATAAGATATTTATATCAGACATGGATACTACGGCTAATAATAAGGGTTTTGTCCTTACTTACGTCAGTTCTTGGCAGCTTTGCATAGATGGTTCGACAGATGCTGAGACAGAACGGGCAACAATATCAACAACAAAGTCGTATGTTTATGACATCCCAGAAGATAAGTGGACAACATTCACTGGGCTTGATATTTTATTTGCATCGGCACTAAGTGGCGGTAACACAATTGAAAATGTAAACTTGTTCCTTGACAGATATGGGGAGATTAATAAATATCCAGACTATGACCAAAGTAAAACAAGTGTTAGTTCTTATGCAACAAAGATTTACAACACATACTACTCAGACTATGAAAACATTGAGCCAGTTATTGAGGGTTCTGGTACTTATGAGATTGTATCAACTGACACACAGAACTCAAACAGCAAAACAACAACTGGTACGGTTAACAACTACAAAGTTAATCAAATACCGTATGGCTATTATGGAGAAAAAATTCAGATAAAAATAAAAGATGCTGATGCAATAAAGAACGTTGTTTTAGCATATCGCCCAAGGAATACAAGGAGATAACATGGCGAATCCTTATGACAAGTATTTGAATCGGTTGCAGAGCAAGATTTCGCAAGACCCGTATTACCAACAGGCGAGGAGAACAGCCTTTGCAACAATGCCGCAACAAAACAGCTTTGGTGCATATTTAAACAGAGAGAATGTGCCAGTTGGTGTTGCGTCTCAAATGGAACTTGATAAACAGGCGCAGAGACAGAAGTCACTCACTGGCGTGGTTGAGAGAGCCGGTGAACTTGATGTTCAGAGAAAGGAACAGATAAGTGATAAGATTGCAGAGATTAAACTTAAACGGGATGAGTATGCAAAGCAGAAAAAAGACGCACTAACCAGAACATTGTTTGAGGCTGGTGGTGCCGCGGTTGGAGCTGTTGCAGGCACAGTCGCTGCAGTTGGGACATTGGCTGGTTCTCAAATGGGTGCCTCTGCCGGACAGATTATCGGCGGGATACAGGGGGATACTCCTGAAGATATTACCGCAGGACTTGGCAATGCAATACAAACATTCTCACAAATATCAACAAACAAATCACTGAAAAAACTTGGTGCATCAACCGGTAAGGCAGCAGAGATATTGTCTGGGATAGAAGACCCAGCACAGAGGCAAGCATTTTTAATGGAATTTAATGTATTACGCACAACAGGAAATTATGATGGCATCGATGATCTTATCGGTAAATATCAGTAGAGCGGGGGCGGTTCATGGCTTTAGCAGAAAAAATTAGTCGGATATGGGATGAGCAAGAGAAAACCAAACAGAAGTTTATGGCTGAGGTGTACCAAAACATGCAGCAGATTGATGCCATGAAAACACAGCGTGAGGTCGAGAACAGACAGAAACTTGAACGTGAACAACTGCGCAAAGCGCAGACAATAACCGGGACACAGACAACACTAACCGATACCGGGCAAACAATCACAACAGCCTACGAATCTGGCCGCACTCGCATGGACGTAACAGAAGACAAGAGAACACCAAAGCCAGTTGCACCAACATACCGTGAAATTAAATCTGGTGACGAAATTATAACATTACAAAACGGAAAAGAAATTGCAAGAAGTCCACGATTTAAAGAAACACAAAAAGAAGAATTCAAATTAGATGAATACGTTAACAAACAAAAGGCTCAGGATTATGTTTCTGAAATAACCAAAACAGAAGGAAACATTGCAGCAATAAACTCTGATATAACAACAACAACCGAAGAGATAGACGCAAAAAAGGCGGAGCTTGCATCTCTTGGTTCTGCAAGAAAGACAAGAGACCAGCGCAATTTACTGAGTCAGGAAATAAGTGAACTTGAAAAAACACTTAAATACTACAACGCAGAACTTAAAGCAGAACAGAAAAGATATATGGCTGCTACCGATGGTCTTAAAAAACTTGGCAAGAAAAAAACAAGTGCGGACGTTGGCACAACGGGTAATAACAGGTTGACTGATGATGAGCGTAACCAAGCAAACAACATAACAGGAAAGTTGGGATTTTGATGATAGAAAACAAAAAAGTTACATGGCAAGATGTTATTAATGACCAAGATTTTATTGATGCGCCAATTGCTGTTAAGCAAGAGGTTGCAAGCAGGTATTATCATAACGTGGTAGCCCAAGATGAGAATTTTGTTGCTGCTGACGACGCTGTTCGTAAAGAAGTAACAAATCGATTTAATGACGCTCTACAAATAGAGTTTGATAAAGAGAATCAGAGATTTCTTGATTGGCACAATAATTTATTTTCATATTACAAAAATGACAATTTCCAAAACATGAACACCGAGCAACAAGTAAACGCAGCAATAGAAAACTTATCTTCGTATAAGTCTCGGTTTTTAGATTATTTGCCAAAAGAACATCGAGCCGAACTCAGTTCTCTTATTAGAGAAGAGAAAGATAAATTTTTGCAAATAAAAAATGACTATGATAATGAAACGGCAGAGATAAAAGATATATTGGAAACTGGTGATGATGCTAAATTCAAGAACAACGACAAGGATGCTGCCTTTAATTCGGCACAACAAATATACCAGAAAACAAATGACATTAATCTTGCATTAGAAACATACCATAATCAAAGAGCATTAACGAAAAGGCTTATTGGAGAGCAATATCAAGAATTACAAAATAAGGCAGAAAAACGTGGTATCTTAAACCCACTTTATACCGCTGCTGGTAATTTGGCAATGATGGGTGTTGGATTAGCAGGGTTTACTGACTCATTTCTAAATCAAGGTAAGCCAAACTCTAAACTAAAAGAAACAATCAAGAACATGAATAAAGTTCAACAGTTTTCAGTTACTACAAAAGCACACGACAAGGACGGATTTAAGGGGAATATTTTAAAGGGTCGTGTTGGTGCTGCTGCTGATTTTGTCGTGAGAAAATCTGTTGAGTCATCTCCAATCTCAATGATAGCACTTGCCTCTGGAATGATTGGGTTGCCAGAAGTGGGGCTTGCATTAATTGGCACACTGTCTACAGGTGGGCAATATGCACAATTAACAGATGACACATTTAATGGTATGCCGGAGCAAAAAAAGATATTTAATTCTGCATTAAATGGAATGTCCGAGGTTATTACTGAGCAATTTGGTACAATGAAGAATGTAGCAAAATGGGGAAAGTTGGCCAAAAGAATTGGGCGTCAGCAGGCACAAGATCAATTAAGTAAAGAAATGAAGAGAAGTTTTTTAAAATCTATCGGTGAGAGGACAGCAGAGGGCTTTAAGGAAGAATTTTTAGAAGAGGGGTTTAATGGTATTGCAGGTAATGCAATTGCTTATGCTACTGGTGAAACAGATGAATTTAATTTAACCGACGGCGTGATCGATGACGCATTTATTGGCGGGTTTAGCTCTTTGGGGTTAACCGGGACTGCTGGTGTTGCGCAAATTGCATTAGCAAAGGCACAATACAAGGCACAGTTAAAAGATATTGAAAGGGCGGCAGAAATTGAAAAACTAATTGGTGCAGAGTATATAAAGTCCGTCATCCCAGCTGTAAATAAATTCAAGAAAAAAATTAATGGGAGATATGCACCTGATTATTACGGCGAAGAGAATCTGAATACGTTAAACAAACAAATAGAGAACATTGAAGCATCAATTGAAAGTGGTGATGCAGACGGTGTGAAATTAAAAATATCAGTATTAAACCATTGGTTACAATCAGGCCAAATACAGCCAATAATCTTCAATGAAAATAATACAATGGGCAAAGACGCTGCCTTTGGATCAGAAGAGGTAACGGAAGAAACACCTGCTCCCGGGCAATTCACCCCAGAACAGGAAATGGCAAACACCGCAACGATCCTCACCAACAAGGCAGATGCAATAACTGAGCTATTAAATTCCGGTGATCTTGCTAATGCCGGGATTGAGCTTGATAGTATTGCAAAGGCAATTGAAGAACGCCCAGACAGCTTTAACCGACTCTTTGCAACCGAAGAGGGTAAAGAGCTGGCAATACTCCTTGATGAGCTTGACAAGCAATACACAGAGGCACAGGAAAACCTTACGACATTTGAGCGCAGGGCAGTGGACGCTAAGAAAAAACAAGTAGAGGAAGCTCAGGCCGAAGAGGAACAGACCGAAGAAGCCACCGAAACAGAGGTAATTGAGCAAGCAGAGATTCAAGCCGAAGAACCGGTAGAGCAAGAAGAAATAACCGAGCAGGCCGAAAGCACACCGAAACCGACGGTGAAATCAAAAAGCAGGAAGCCAAAGGCAGAGGCCAAGAAGCAGAAGACCTATGTACGTACCAGCAAGGGAGTATTTGAAGTAGAGCGAGAGACCGATAAAAGCTGGATACTCACCAATGGTACCATTGCACGCAAAAGTGCCAAAGGCAACAGCATATCTACCGAGATGGCGTATAAGCGAAGTCTTGCCCGGCGCAAAGCACCCAGAAAACGCAAAGTAACCGACGAGGTGAACTTGCGCACCAGCAATATCACGCCAGAGCGCACACCATTTCTTGACCATTTTAAAAGCACCGGGATGCAAACCAGTGATGTTGATTTGAAGAACTACCGCATCGGG